CGGTTGTCGGCAATCTGCACGCCCATCTTGCCGTCAGTGCCACGCTGCAATGGCATGACCGCTTCGGGGCCAGCTTCGCCGATGATGGCGTTCGTTGGCCCGGTGACCATGCTGCCGGTGGCGTTCAGCTTGGGCAGGCTGAACCCCTGCGCAAACCCACCACCGCCTGGCAGCTGATACGGGCCAGCGCCGCTGAAACCAAAGCTGCCACCACCACCACCTAGCGCCTTGAGCAAGGTTTGGAACGTGATCATCGCAATCTGCTTGGCGATGATCTGCACGGCCATGCTGATGAAGGCCTCGCCGATCGCCTTGAACGTATCAGCCAGCGCCTGCTCGGTGCTCTTGGCGCCGGTTGCGATGTCCTGGAATGCCTGACCGAAGGCATCACCGATTGCGTTTGCGCCGGTGACCGCCATGTTGATCGGATTGGTCAGTGCATCCAGCTCGGCGCGGTATGCGGCCATCTGCTGCTCGGCGGGGCTGACGCGCAGATCAGGCAGTGATGGATCGAACGCGCCAGCACCGCTTGGCATCTTGTCTTGTGGTGTCAGCCCAGCACGCTTAAAGAACTCGTCGTTCTGTTCCTTGAGTAGCTTCAGCCGTTGCTTCTCTAGGTCAATGGCCGTTTCCATGCCGACCATCTCAAGATCAGCAAGCGCCTTGGCTTCCATCGCCTGCCGCACGCGCTCGGTGACATCACCGATTGACTGCTGGTACTGAACCAGGATCTGCTGCTCGCGTTCTACGCCACGCAGCCGAATCGCCAGCTCTTCATTGCCGGCCATCTCAGCTTCAGCGATGCGACCGCGAAGCACTGCCAACTGCTGCGTAGCCTGCGTCTCGATCTGCAACCCACGGATGCGGGCTTGAATGCGAGCTTCTTCGGCCGCTGCTTTGTCGGCGCCGGATCTGCCGCCGGTGCGGGAGCGGGAGCCGTCAAGGTTGAGCTGTTCTTGCGGTGTTGGTGTTGGTGTTGGGATGCCGGCTTGCTGTTGCGTGCGCGTAGGCAGTGCCAGTACCGCCTCGGCTCGACGCACGCGCTCTTGAAGTAAAGGCCTGCGGCGACCGGCCTGCGCAGTTGTTGGCACGCCGAACACTGGCGCCAATGGGCCGAGCAGCGTCTGAGCCGCAACAGTGCCAGGGTCGCGGTAGCGACGTTGCTCTTTTCTCGCTGCCTCTAGCGTTTGTCGCGCAGCCGCTTTTTGATCAGCTGTTGCACTGCCGCCATAGATCGCAGCCGCTCCACCAGCTGCACGCTCACCGCGAAGCTTGCGGACCTCAGCGGCGGCAGTCATTGCTTCCTGCAGTCCGGTGACGATTAGATTGATGCCGACCGTAATCACGCCGAAGGCTGCGATGCTGCGCAGCACACCAGCCAGTGCGGTTCCTTGCGTGGTTGCCGTGGCCATCGAACCCTGCAAGTAGCGCATGTTCATGGTCAAGCCGGACGACGCAACGGCTGCAGCGCCCGCACCGGTTGCCGTCGCCGCGAACATGCCAATCAGCGCAACCCGCAGCGCGATGATTCCCTCAATCGCCTTTTTCAGTAGCAGTAGCTGAGCCACTGCCTTGACCACTTCGGCGGTTGCCTTGAGAACCGGTTGAGGAACTGCGTTGAATGCAGCCGCAAAGCCATTAACCGCGCCGGTAATGTCACGAATGACCACGACAACAGTTGGGCCAAATGCCCTGCCTAACGCTTCGCTGAAATTCTTAAATGCAGTATCTAGAGATTTGAGGGTATTCTCTAGACTGCCTCTCATCTTCTCGAAGTCAGCCTCAGTTTTACCCGTGGCGCCGCCTAATCCTTCAAGGATCATGCGATAATCTTTGCCGGCTTTTGAGTTCGCGGCTAGCACGCCACGCAATGCTTCCTGTGATCCGAGCAGCTCTGCAACTGCTGTTTTATTTGCGTCTTGCTTTTTGCTTAGATCCTCAAGCAACCCGGAGAACCCTCTGCTTTGCAAGCCGGTGACGTTCCACTGAATGCCAAGCGCAGCCGCAGCCTTTTTGCTTTCTTCGGTTGGCTGCAGCAGCGTAGCCAGCGCAGCGCCGAGGCCTGTAAACGCAACCTCGGCGGTGGCGCCGTTCTTGGTTGCCGCTGCGATGAATGCATTGATCTCATCAATGCTTACGCCAGCCAGCGCAGCGATTGATGCGACACGGCCGAGTTGACTTGTGTAGTCAGACCATTGAACCTGGCCAAATTCAACCGCTTTGCTAATGCTGTCGGTGACCTTGATTGCATATTCACCACTCAGGCCATAGGCATTCAGCGTCTTGGTGGTTACTTCAACCACGCTTGTGACGTCCACCAATCCACCAACGGCAGCCTTAGTCGCGGCTTCTACGATTCTGAGATTGGCGCTTGTTTCGGTAAATCCAGCCGAGAGAGCTTGATAACTAGCTGCGGCAAGTTCAGCTTTATTTGCAACGCCTTCTAATTGCTTGCTGAGATCGCCAAGCCCTTTATCCAGCGCTGCTACATTGCCGCCAACGGTGCCAAGTCGCCGTAGGTTTGTATCTAGCTGTTTGACATCAGCGATAACTTGCGAGATTGCAAAGCCAGCGCCGAATGCCGCTGCCGCTTGCTGGAGCGCACCAAACGCCTTCTGGGTTGCCTGCGCCTGAGTTGATACCTCGCGCAGCTTGCCAACTGCACCCCGGCTGTCAACGTTAATAGCGACGTTGGCTACGACAGCCACAGCACAACCCTCCTGATACGGTCAGTCTAGGGAGGCGCTAGCATTAAGGTGCCCCAGCGGATGCCAGTCCCTGAGGCGTGGTCAACTCACGCACTTGAGCCAACATGAAAAGGATACCGCTTGACGGTCGCGTATTTGGACGACTCACCGTCATTCGCCGATCGCCAACTAGGTCCGCATACTGGGTTTGCCAATGCTCTTGTGGCAGCCCAGAAAAAGAAATCTACCGCGATAGCCTGCTTCGCGGCCTCACCAAAAGCTGCGGCTGCTTGCATAAAGAAAGAACGTCAGAGGCAAGCCGGACTCATCAAAAATCAAGCACAAAAATATACAGGCTATGGTCAATGATGCTTGATAGGTGCCGCAATCCTAGGAACAAGTTTTACGAGAACTATGGCGGCCGTGGTATTTATGTTTGCGAACGCTGGCAATCTTTTGAGAACTTTTACGCTGATATGGGAGAACGCCCAGCTGGTAAGAGCTTAGATCGAATTGATAACGACGGACCATATTCGCCGGAAAACTGCAAGTGGGCCACTCACTCAGAGCAATGCAGGAATAAGCGCACAAATCGCATGATCACTTGCAACGGCAAAACTCAGCCGTTGGTGGTGTGGGCGGAAGAGCTTGGTGTTAACGTGAACACCCTTATCACTAGATCAAATCGAGGGTGGAGCGATGAGCGAATCGTGCTAACTCCAATCAGAAAAGTTAGTACCGCTTGGAGGAACGCTTCATAGCCTTTTCTTGTTCTTCATTGCGCAGATCATAGAACACAGACCACAAGATAACCTCTTCTAGTGTCATTTCGCGCATGAGTTTGGCTAGCGAATAGCCGAGTTCATGCGCGATATTCATCTGGAGAAGTAACAGCTTGTCCTTCTTTAGCTCAGCCTTTAGTGCTTTTCATGTCGGTGATTTCTTCCTCCTCAGGGTTCTGGATCACCGCGAGCATCAGCTGCTGCAGATCAGCATCTGCCGTCTCGTTCTTCAGCTCCGCCATCTCACCAGCCGCAAACAGCCGCTGGCCGGCTTCATCCATTGCCTTAGTGACCAGCAGGTTCAATGCAAAGCCGTTGGCATCATCGCCGCCGGGCATCTTCTGCGCCCGCTCGCGTTCGGCCATCGTCAGCGGCGTGGCATACAGCACAAATTCAGACCCATCCGACAGCGTTACCGTCCGCTTGGTGGGTTCAATGTTTGCTGCTTTCTTGAGCCGTGCAAGTGCAGAGCCAGCCATAAATCATGGTTCAGTGCCTGCAGTATAAGCAACAAAAAAAGCCCCAGCATTGCCGGGGCCGTGTCCTCACCGTATTCAGTGTATCAGGCCGAGGTGCTGAAATCGAAGGTCGGCACGCTGGCCGGACGGAAGGTGATCTCAACCTGCTGCGCGTCGTCTGGGTTGATCGTTTGGCTGGCGGTCAGCAGCGTGGCCTCCATCGCGATCGAACGGCTGAGCGCTTCAGAGCTTTGCTTGTCGCTGTAAAGCTTGAATGCACAACCGATCTGCTGGCGGTACAGCACATCTTCCACCATGCGGTTAGCGAGGTTGCTGTCCTCATTGGTGACATAGATGGTGGCGCTACCGGAACCATCGGCAAAGCCGGGGATGTACGCGCGGAACGGCGCATACTGCCCGACCGGCTGGCCGATGGTGGTTACATCAATCTCAGCGCGGCTGATCTCAAAGCTCCAGCTTTGCACCTGGCCCACAGCTGCAAACTCGGCATAAGCCACCTGGAACTCATTGGGGCTGGTGATGGTGCCGACATCAGTCAGATCCACAGCGCTGCCGCCAGCGGTAGCAGATACCTTGAGGACACCAGTGGCAGCAGTGTATGCGATCACGTAGTAAGTGGTCGCAGCAGTCAGCCCAGCAGGCAGCGTGCCGGTGCCGGTGCCGCCAGTCTGTGAGTTGACGACCGAGAACACAACCGGATCACCAACGCGGAAACCCAGGTAGGGCGCCACGGTGATCTCGTCGTCGGTGGTATTAACACCAGCAGTGCCGAAGGTGCCGACAGTACCGGCGGGTTTGTAGTAAAGGGCGCCGGACGTACCGGACAAAACAGTGACAGCCATTGTAATGAACGGTAGTGGCTACTTCAGTCTAGATAGGCCTCGAAGGTAACAGTAACCTGCGTCTGGTAATACGGCTCCGGTGATGCTGGCGTCACCTGCGATGGGCCGGATGCTGCATCGAAGATGATGCCGGATAACGTGAGCCGGTCGAATAGTGCACGGATCCGCTCGGCGATGGTGTAATTCGCTGCTGTACCTTGCCCTTGCGGTGTGTAGACATTCACCACCAGCGTGCCAGTTTGCCGGTTGATGGTTTTGAGTGTGGCGTAGTTGTTATCACCAAAGCGGATGAACGTTTGCAGCCACGGCCGATCTGATGGCGGCGTGAACGGTACGTTTTGATAACTGACCGGATAGCTCGGGCTGCGTGCTAGTTCAGTGGCAATACGACCCTCGATTGCAGCGCGGATGGTGTTGTAGCTCATGACTGGCGGGCGATTTGGTCGGCTTGCTGGCGGACAAAGCCTTGGAGATCCTTGGCGATACCAGCCACCCAGCCAGGTCCGCCAGTCTGCTGGCTACTGCCGCCACCGGGTGATGCCCAGTTGTCTACTTCACGAGTGGGATTCTTTCGGATCTCTTTCTTCAACCCTGAACCCGGCGCGCCACGTTCTAGTTTTTCCGCGTACGGCAGATTATTGTGGACGCTGTAGACATTGCCGACACGCTCATTTCCGAGCGTGTAATTGACAGCGCGCGGCGGCGGCACAGGCTGGCCGCGATAGTCACCGGGCGGAACACCTTGAAATGGTGCAGCGTTCTCGCCGATCGCCCAGCTCAAACGGAACCGGCCAAGGTCAACCGGGCTAAGCATCTTCACTTGCTCGTCAGCTTTGAGGACCGTTTCACGCAACAACTTCTCCATATTCCGCTCCACGTAGCTGCCCATATCTTGCAGTCGGATGTTGCGTGCCATGATCAACCTCTTAGGATCAGCTCGTAAGTGATTGCTGTATTGTCCTGCTCGATTGTATCCACGCGGATCACTTGATATGTGGTGCCGCTGATCAATACCTCATCCGATGTTGTTGGTGGTGCCGTTAGATCCGCCGCTGCAATCAACAGCCGCTTATCGGTGGCTTGGATTAGATCATTCACCTCGTGCAGGTTCACATCCTGCAGCACACCACGCACTGCGATGTCGCTACTGGTTTGGCTGATGGTGCCGGTGGTCGGGTTATACGCGCCAGTGGTAACGCGGCGGATGGTTGCAGTGCCGCCAAATTTTGCCATCAGCTTTGATGCAGTGGCGCGTAGTGAGTTGGCGAGGGTCATGGGTTTATGTTACTGAGCTGGGCACAGAAACCATTGCGACTACGAGGGGTGGCTAGGGAATAGCTGTGCTGAAC